GGTTGAGAGGACCGCGGCGGTCCTCAGAACAGCCAGACCAGGAAGATGATCCCGCCGGCGGTCGCTGGTTTTTTTGCTCGGCCGGGACGCTCTGCGGTAGACTCGTTCCATGCGACGAGCCACCGTGATTACCCTGGCCGGGCTACTGGCCTGGCTGCCCCCGCCGGAGACCGCCGGGGACCGCTCAGGCTGGCGCGAGACGCAGTGGTCGGCCCACCTGGCCGAGCAGATGGGGGGCGAGGCCGAGCACCGGCTGCCGGATGGCTCCCGCGTGGACATCCTCACCGACGAGACCGCCTGGGAGGTCGACTGGTGCCGATCGGGAAAATGGTCCCAGGGGATCGGGCAGGCGCTCTTTTACGGGCTGGCCACCGGACGCACGCCGGGTTTGATCCTGCTGCAGAAAGACCCGCAGGCCGAGCGGCGGTACTACCTGCGGGCCCTGGTGGTGTGTGCCCGCTACGGCATCACGCTCTCGGTCGTTGATGCCCGCTGACTTGTACGGATCAGAAACGGGTAGAGCTTCCCCGCCGGCTTCCCCGAACCGCCACCAGGCAGCGTGTCCTCGATCGGCAGCTTCCCCAGTACCTCGGCCGCCGGCATCTTCTCGGCCGGGTCAATCGCCCAATAGACCCCCGCCGACCTGGCCCACCTGATCATCCGCCTCGCCGGCACGACCAGGTTGAACCCCTGCACGCTGGTCCCACGCACCAGGATCCCCATCACGCGGCCGTCCTCCAGCGTGACCGCACCGCCGGAACTGCCCGGAAACGCCACGACCGTCACCTGGTCGTAGATGACCTTCGAGCCGGAGAGCACCCGGCCCGTCTGGCTCAGCACGCCGGTCGTGATCGACCCGGCACCCGGGCTTCCCAGGAGCGACCCGCAGTGGGTGAGCGGGCACCCCAGCCGCGGCAGCTTCGGGTCGAGGTAGAAGCGGGCGCTCTTGCCGATGAATCCCCGCTTGCGGACCCGCAACAGCGCGAGATCCTGCCCGTGCTGGGCATCGGAATACTTGAGCACCTCCGCGTCGATTGCCAGGCGGCCGACGATCCGCCCCTCCTCGAGCAGGATCTTGACGACCTGGGCGTCGCCGAACTCAACGACAGTCTTTTTGGACCCGGTGCGGGGGTCGACCACCATCCGCGTCGACCGCAACCCGGCCACCACGTGGGCGGCGGTCCAGATGTAGGTCACCCCGTCGCGGATCACCGCCACGCCGGAGCCCTCGCTGCGGCCGGCCTGGATCGTGACCGAGACCTCCTGCAGGTAGGCCGGAACGTCGGGGATTTTATCCGGTGGGGCCGCCGCCGCCGGGATCACCTCGGGCACTATCACCGCGGCCACCGCAATCGCCAACCAGCATCGTCTACAGGTCATCATCATCAGTCTCGCCTCCCTGCGAATTGGTGTCGCGGCGTATCCGGTAGGCCGGCCTGGTGACCACCCGGCCGTCGACGGCCTCGCTCCGTTTGCGCGACACGATCAATAAACCCTGCGCCTTGGCCTCGGCCAGCACCCCCAGCACGCGGCGCCGGTGGATGTTCCAGATCCGCTCGAGCTCGCCGGCCGTCCATCCCAGATCCCCGTCACCTCCCGAATCCCCGAGGGCCTCCAGCTCGGCGAGCAGGTCATCCAGCCTGATCGGATCATGTCGTGAGTGGCTCATTCTGCTGGACTCCTGGAGACGGTCCAGACCCGCCGCCGGATCTCGACCTCGCCGCCCGAGGTATCAACCACCACCCCGCCGAACTGCGGCGACTGGATCCGCCCGCCGGCGGTTTTCCAGGCAAACGGCGTCTTGCCCTGCCAGCCTGGCGTGACCACGCAGGCGGCGGTCCCGCTGGGCACCCGGCCCCGGGAGGAGCCGGGGACGTGCCCGGTGGGGATCTCGGTCATGATGTAGCGGTGCCGGTGGCTGCGGATGATCACGTCGGCGGGCCGCCGGCCCCAGCGGGCGCTCTCGGCGAATGTCTCGTGGAGCTCGCGGTAGGGGGCGGCCGCCTCGGATCCGCCGCCGCCGTCGATGTGGTGCAGGCAGTGGATCAAATGACTTCCGACATACTTCCACAATTCGTAACGGGCGAATTGGCCACTGCCGGAGGGGATCGCCCCGAGCATCTCGGCCAGTTCCTCCTCGAGGTGCCCGCTCTTGCCCGAGTGGGCCTCGGTGCCCCGCACGTGGTAGTAGCCGCCCTGGGCACGGCCGACGACCGGCTCGAGGATCTCCCGGGCGATCCGCACCTGGTCGAGCAGGTTGTGCGAGACCTGGGTGGTGGTGCCGTGGTGCACGCCGTCGATGGCATCACCATTGACCACCAGCGCCCAGGGCTCCCCGGCGGTCGCCTCGGGCACGAACTCGTCCCAGAACTCCCGCCACATGCCCCACAATTTCTGCTGCAACTCGCTGGGGAGGTAGGTGCCCCCGTCATCGAGCGTCACGCCACCCGACGGACACAACCCCACCCGGCAGCCCGCGTGCAGGTCACTCACCACCACCAGTCGTTTGACAGTCTCGCTCACTGGATCCCTCCCTGGTCCCAATAAGATTCTCCCCCGCCTCTCGTTCGAAATGCGGGCAGCTGCGGCACGAGCCGCCGACCCCCTCCACCTGGCCACCGATCACGCAATCCCCCAGGATCGTGCAGGCAAAGACCTTTGCCCGGATGCCGCCGCCTCAGCCGCCGCCGGAGGAGCAGGTCCGCAGGTGCTCGCCGCGGTGCCGGCAGGAGGCCGGGTCGGGGTGTAACGGCCTGGCCGCGGCCGGCTCGATCACCTGCTCGGTGGCTGATTGCTCGTCCCAGGCGGTGCGGTAGGCCCGGCACTTCTCGGGCGTCAGCACCGTCCCCTGGCAGATGTCAAAGAGCCGCCCTATCTTCTGGATCGCCGGGTGCCGCCGGCACGCTCCGGGGTCCGTGCAGAGGCACGGCCCGCCGGGTTCCCCCTCGTAGTCGGCCGGCGGCACCACCCGCGGCTCGGCCTGCGGAGGCACCGGACCGGGTGACTGCCCCCGCGTCACCCCGGCACGGGCCAGGTCAAACAGGCTCACCGCGTCGGCGATCTTTTCAAATTCGATCCTGAGCTTCCCCCACGGCCACTCGTCAAACTGCCGCCGGGCCATCTCGTAGAGGCCCTCCAGCGTCTGGCCGCCGCGGTAGTTCTCACCGCGCCGCTCGTAGCTGGCCGCGACATCCTCCCCGTCCCGCACCACCCAGAGCAGCGTCGGCTTGTAGATACCCAGCACCGGAAGCCACAGATCCAGCGTGTGGATGAACCGGGGGTCCTTGATCACCCAGGGCCGGGCCAGTGCCTCCAGGTGATCCCAGCCGGCCGAGAGGTCCAGCTCGCGGGTCTGCCAGGCGGTCTCGTTGAGCTCGCGGATCCCGGGGTGCTCGCCGAATTCCTCATCCGCCGGCCCGGCGTAGAATCCCAGCGCCCCGAGCATCCGCGAGACGACCGAGGTGCCCGAGTGGCCGATCCCCATCACCACCACCGAGCCACTCGCCTCCAGCGGCTCGGCGGCCGCCCCGACGTGCTCGAATCGGGCCAGGTTGTGCTTGGAGCGGAAGAGGCCCAGGAACTCCGCGGCCCGGCTGCGGTAGCTGGGATAGTCTCCCGGCTCCTGCCGCTCGTGGCGGGCCACCAGGTCGGGAGTGTGGGCCACCTGCCAGGCGGTCTCCAGTTGCAGACGCAGGAACCAGTCGACGTGCTCGCCCAGTTTCAGGGCCTCGTCCCAGGGGCACTCCCGGGCCGCCGCGGTCCTGAGGATCCCCCAGTTAAATACCATGTCGCAGAGCCGCCAGCGGGCAGGTCCGCTCTGTTGCATCGGGCCGCCGGCGGGGACCGCCCGCAGCACCTGGCCCTCGGGGGCCGTCTCGAGTTGGAACCGCCTCGCGTAATGTTGCATCTGCTGACCCACCTCCAGGCTGCCGCCGATCATCCCCAGCTGGGGATTCTCCTCGAGCACGGCCAGGGCGGCCGCCAGGTCGGTGCGGTCATCAAAGACAAAGTCCTCCTCGCAGAGCACCAGGTAGTCGGTGGTGCACTGGTCCGCGATCCAATTGCGGCAGGCCGAGAGGCCGCAATCCCGCTCGACCTCGACCAGCTCGATCCCGCTCCATCCCTCGAGATCGGCCGGCTCCCAGCCGTTGTCTGCCACCAGGATCGGCACCGCCGGAAACCGCTCGCGGATCGACTGAACCAACCGCTCCAGGCACTCCGGGCGGTTGAAGGCGGTGATCCCGATGGTGAGATCCTGCAGGGAGTTGTCCGCGTCTGTCGACATGGGCTTACTCGGTGACCACGATCGTGATATTGGCCCCGGTCGAGGCCACGCCGCAGCAGCCATCAACCGAGATCGACTCAAACACCACCTCAAAGGGATTGCAGTCGCAGGTATTCGCGTCGGCGCCGAACTCGCCGCCGGAGCTGCAGGCGTCAATGAACTTGACGTCCAATCTGAAGTCCGAGCAGCCCCCACCGTCGACCGTGCAGCTGAGCGTCAACTCGATCTCGCTGGTGCAGAAGTCCGCCGCACCCCACCAGTCCTGGGTCGCCGGCCGGTACTCCAGCGTGACCGTGACGTTGTGAGCACAAGGGCAGTTCCCGCCATTGGAGATGGTCGCCGTCAATGTCTGGGCCAGGTTGGCCCCCGGACAACACTTGGGACCAGGCAGCAGGCACAGCTCGCAGGGGAAGCCGTCGCAGCCGGCGGGCAGCTCATCGGGGCAGACCAGCACGAACTTATTGACGCAGTTGCAGCAGTAGGGGTAGGGATTCTGATACCTGATATTGGCGTCGGCACTGCCGCTGCCGGTGGTGTCCAGCGACAGCAGCAGTGTCACGTCCCAGGGACTCTCGCCGTTGATCGTCAGGCCCCAGGCCGGATAGGCCCCTCCCACCTGGTTGCACTGGTCGAGGTCGATTCCTTTCCAGGTGCAGTCAACGTCATGATAGACAATGTGCGGCCCGGCCAGCTGATCACAGCACCCCTCATCCCCCTCGATGTCCCCCAGGAAATCGGGGATCATGAAATAATACGAGGGCATGCAGTTTTTGCTGCTGCTGGTACAGGTGGTGATCGAGCCGTTCCCGCATCCGCCACAGCAGCCGGAGAGATCATCCCCGCCGGCCCCGCCGATCGTCTGCACGCACTTCTCGATGATGAACCACTGGTTGTTGTGGTCGACGATCCAGACATAGTCGCCCACGGCCAGCGAATCAGCACAAATGTCATGCGCGTAGTAGTTGCCGGGCACGTCCTGGTAGGTGGTGGCCTGGAATCCGACCGTCTCGGTGTAGCTGGCCGCCACGAAACGGAACTTGTGCGTGTTGCCCTCGACCTCCATCAGCTCGCCGAGGGTGACGCGGTTGCCCGGGCCGCTGACATCGGCCCGGCGGTGGCTCTTCTCGCCGCCGGCGGCGCCGAGTGCTCCCCGGACCACGCGCGCGATCTTCTCTGCGCTCGCCTTGTCAAATCCGTAGGTGCTCACCGGGGCTCAGTCCTCGTAGATCCGCAGGTCGATGAGCACCGCGGCGGTATCCGCCACCCAGCGGATCGTGATGCCCGGCTCGAGCCGCAGCATGTGCACCTCGCCAGACTCCAGCCGGCCCAGGCCGACCATCGCGGCGCCGCTCTTGGGGCCGTAGGTCACGTAATTGGTGGCGTCGAGGTTCCGCATGAGGCACCAGCCCAGCGTGCTGATGTCGCCGGTAACCACGTCCTCCTCGGAGGTTCCCACGCTGACCACCGCCGACTGGGCGCCGATGGCCGCCTGGTCGAATTTCAACTGCCCGTGATCAACCCGGTCCTTGAAGTTGCCGTTCTCGACCCTGGCCAGGACTGTCAATGAGATTTCGTCTGCCATGATTGGCTCCCGTTTGTGTGTGTCAGTTGATCGGCAGGCCCAGGGCGGTGAAGTCCCGATCCTTGAGATAGACCTGGTATCGAATGAAGATGCTATCCTCGATCGGGGCGTCGGCCGGCTCGAGCTTGGCCCCGGACCCGTCCAAACGCACCGGCTCGGTCACGTGCTGGCCCTTGCCGTCGACCACCCGTAGCCGGGCCTGGCTGGCCGTGCCCGCCTGGTTGATCGTCTTGATCTCATGCGTGCCCTGGTCGAGCAGGTCGCGGACCCACGTCTCGGTCTTCTGGGCCACCTGGATCTCAAACGGGTAGAAGCCGACATCATTCTCGTAGGTGTACTCTCCGATATTCATCCCGTTTATGCGTAGCTCGTGCTTCTCGAAGTAGATCCCCGCGATCAGGACCCGCGCGTCGTTGAGCGCGTCTCGATAATCCATCAACCAGGTTGGGATCGTGGCCAGGTTTTTTTTTGCGGTAAATTGCCAGTTGCTGCTCTCGATCTCGATCGGAGGGTCGAACTGGTCGCCGGCGGAATTGACGATCGGCCCCTCGACCGCCGAGGGAGCCGGCAGGACGCTCGAGCCGCCGGCGGTCACCGTCTCCATCTTGATGCCCTGGTGGGCGACGTGAGTGAAGGCCTGCGAGGTCCACGAGAGCTTCCAGGGCCGGTTGAGCGGGTTCTCGTCCGGCTCATCATCCTCGTCGATCTTGTTGGTGTAGGTCGCGGTCACGTCCCACACCTCGCGGGAGGCCTTGGCCCGCTTGACGCTGATCTTGTCGCAGAATGTCAGGATGTCGACGGGGTGCCGGCTCCACAACAGCGGGATGCCCGGGGTTGAGCCGATCTCCGCCGGCGAGAGCTCCGGGTCGTCGGTGATCACCCGGAACTCCCGCGCGTAGGTGCGAACCCCGTCATTTTGCATCGAGCCGGTCTGACCCGCCCAGGTCTCGTCGACTGATAACACGCCCATCTAGATCACCACCGGGGTTACGGGCTTCAGTGCCTCGGCCATTGCCTCGACCGCGTCGGCGGTCCGCTCGGTGTGCTCAGCGGAGGCCTCGCCGGCGTCGAGGATCTTCTTCTGCCGCTTCTGCTCCGAGGCACCGCGGATCTGCTTGGCGATCGCCGAGAAGGCCGCGGCACTGCCACGCTGCAAGGCCGCGGTGCCGCCGGCTGCCCCCTTGGTGTCGGACTTCTCATCACCGCCCAGATCCACCTCCAGCGGTGCGGTGAGCTCAAGAGTCGGGGATTCTATGACCGGCTGAGGCAGCTCGGCCGGCTTTGAGGATTCCAGCAGCTCGGCCCGTCGTTTGTCGTGAAACACCTTGAAGTCGGAATCCAGCTTCGCCTCAATCCGTACGGCCTCCTCACGCAAGGTCTGCTCCATCGTCCCCATCTGTCGCTCGGGGATCTCGGGCAGTTTCTGGATCATGTTCTTGAATCCCTCGGTGAGTGGGACCAGCGCCACCTCCCAGTTGCCGGTTTTCATGAACTCCCAGACCGAGCTGAAGACCGCCCGGATATTTTTGCCGAGGTTGATGAACCCCGTCAGCACAAAATCCAGCGCCGTGCGCCAGATGCCCTGCCAGTTGTCGACGAACCAGTCGAACAGTGCCGGCAGCACGCCGACAAAGAAGTGCTTGATCCCGCCGGCGAAGGCGAGGACCCCGGCGTGGGCCTTGAGGAAGGCCACCTCGGCGATCGTGCCAAAGTTCTTTATGTTGAACTCCAGGGCGATCATCATGTCCAGTACAACGTCTTTGGCGGATCCCATCGGCCCGACGATGGCCTCGGACACCCCCTCAAATATCTGGGTTGCCGCGTCGAGGACCATCTGGAACGTCGTGGCGACCACGTTGGCGAACTGCCGAATCACGGGTAGCCAGGCGGTCACCACGCGAACCACGTTGGAGACCACCTCGGAGACCTTCACGATCACCTGCTCGATAATCGGCACGGCTCTCACGAAAATGCTCTTAATGAGCTGGGCGGCCCGGGTGGCGAAACGAGACACGACCGGGGTCCATTCCTTGATGAGTCCCACGATGCGCGACCCCAGGCTCTGCAAGCCGCCGCCGGTGCCCTGCATCATTTGGAGCCCGGATTCTCCGAGAGCTCGCTGGGCCGCCGCCGCCCTCTCGGCGGGATCCTTGATCGCGTTGATCTTCTCGGCGATCGCCGCGTACTGATCCTCGGGACTCATACGGGCCAGGTTCTCCACGCTCAAGCCCAGCTCCCCAAACCCCTTACGGGCAGCGTCGAGCCGTCCCGCGTCACCCACCGCCAGCAGGCTGCCGGAGACGGCGCCCGCCTGCGAGCCCAGGTTTCCCAACTCCCCGGTCACTGCCGAGATGGCCGAGCCCATCGCCCCCAGTCCGCTGCGGGCGCTCTCAAACATCGGCATCACCGCCGAGAAGACGGCGTCAATCATCCCCACCATTGCCTGGGTCCACTCGCCAAACAGCGGCGCCCAGCTCTTCAACCCCGCGACCACCTTCTTGGCCATCACGACCAGCTTGTCCGAGATCGCCGTAAAGACCGGGGCCAGGTGGGCGGCGAACATCCGCACCACGCCGGTGACCGCGCTCTTGACCCGGTGCCAGGCGTCGTTGGCGTCCTCGATCTTGGCCGCGTCGATCGCCGAGAAACTCAACCCCAGGTCACTCGCATCCCTGCGGGCCGCCTCCATCGCCGCGGAGCCCCCCTCGAGCATCGGGATCATATCCTGCCCGGATCGGCCGAACACAGCGTAGGCCGCCGCGGCCCGTTGCGCCGGATCCTTGATGGCCTTGATCTTGTCGGCGATGGCCCCGAACTGCTCCTCGGGGCTCATGCTCGAGAGGTCGTCCACGCTCAGGCCGAGCTGGTCAAATCCCTTGCGGGCGGTCGCAATCCCGGCTTTCGCCTCGCCCAGGTTGCGGGTCATCCGCTGCACGGCCTTGTTGACCGTCTCACCCGAGACGCCCGAGAGCTCCCCGGCGTGGCCCAGGGCCACCAGGCTCTCGGTGGCCAGCCCGGTCTGCTTCGAGAACTTGGCGATCTTGTCGATATCGTCGAACTGCGCCAGGACCGCCCCGATCCCCTTCTTGAAGGCCAGGAAGGCCGCGGCCACGCCTGCCACCTTGATCGCCAGGCCGGCCAGGTTCTTACCGAACCCGGTTGACAGCTTCGAGCTATTCTGAATTCCCTTGCTGAATCCGGTTGTCACGGCACCGATGTTGACGGCGAACTTGCCGATCGACTTGGCCATCAGGTGCTCCGTGACTTGTTGACGTTATGGAAAAACAGCTTGAGACGCTCGGCGACTTCCTCGCGGGACTGTTGCCGGGCCGCCCGCCGGCCGGGGATGAACTGCTGGGGGTTGAGAGTCCGCTTGGACCAGGGTGACAGGCAGGCGGTGGTGATCGTGGCCGCCTGCGCCCAGTCGTCCCCCCACGGATCGAGCTCGTAGAGGGCCATCCACTCGGTGAACTCCCGCGAGTCGATTGATTGCTGGGCCTCCTTGACTGATGTGTGGGTGACGGTCCGGGCTAGGTGGAACCAGAATCGTCGCTCTGGGTTTCGGTAAAATCCGCGACCGCCTCATCCAGCGCGTCGTCCTCCATTCCGTTGAGTTTCATCGCCGCGTGGTAGACCGCCTCCAACTGCCGGGCACCCTTGGCCTTAAGCAGCTCGAGATCACCCGCCTCGGTCGGCTCAAATGGCTGGTCCCCGCCCTCGTCAACCAGGCACAAGGCGCAGACGAACGGCAGCAGATCCTGCATCGCCGCCTCGTCCTCCTTGACCTCGCCCCACTTCTCGACCAGCTGCTGCCGCTCGCGGCCTGAGATCACCCGCACAAAGACCGGGAAGTGCCAGCCCTCGATATTGACCGGCTGACGCTCCAGGTCGTCGGCCGCCAGGATCGAATCTCTCAATCTGCTCGTCATCGTCAACTACCTCTCATCGCGGGTGGGGGTCATATCATCGGCCGGCTGTCCCCTGGGCCGGCCTCGACGGGTTCCCGCGCGTCGTGGTCGTAGGATCTCACAGATGGGATCAGGCAAACGTCACGTCACCGGAGACCTTGATCTC